CCCATGTTGTTACTGATAGGTACATCCTTAACTTCGTAATTTTCTCCAGGAAGCACCACACCTTGTGCTAAAATACATCCGTATCCACCAGCTGTGTTCATATACGTTTCTCTAGTTATCTCTGATTTGCCTTGATTTATATCCCATCCATTCACTCGAGTTTGAGGTGAATTTATACTGCCGGCAGATTGCACACCGGCTGACGGTTCTTTGTTCCACATTGTTTGTGATGATATCACACTAGGTATCGTCTCGATATGCACCAGCCATAGAAACTTCATAGGAATAGCAAATTCCCACTTGTCCATATGCTGAAGAAAATTCTCAGTATGACTGAATGGATAGTTGAACGGGAAGATGTCTGTGCCTAACAGATTGTCTACCTTCTCACCAATTCTTCTTATATCATCGAACATATGTAATGTTTATCTCCTTATAGCTGATAGTATTGATAACTTCACATCATCATCGAATGTTTGGTTTGAATTAACTAGATCCTTTAACTTATCCTCAATAGATGGCCAGGTTCTACCATCAACATCCTCTAGTGAATACACCTTTTCGTCAAAATCATGATTATCAACCGTCATGACTGGATTGAGGTTTACTGAAAATTGTCCATCTTCTAAGTGTTTACGGAATTCACTCCACATATTATATAACCGGGTTCGTATTTTATCGAAGTTTGTCTTAATGTTTCTTCTTATAAGATATTCAAGACCTGTATCCCGGCCTCCAAACCCAGGTAGATCACGATAATCTTCCGGTTTGTTACCTCGTTTATAGTTTTGTCTTATCTCTCGGGAGATCGATTTTATTCTACTCTCTACTGATGCGACCTGTCGTGCAAATTCCCTGATTTCGTTTCGATCATCCCATGTACCATCTGCCGCGGACTTCATTTTATCTAATGTTCGTTCCATTTTCTCTAATTTTTCTTTTTCATCTGCTAGTTCAGATTCCTTCATTTCATCTTCTCTTTTCTCCTTTTGGGCCATTCTAGTCCATGATCGACCAAACAGTCCTTGTCCTTCATCTGGTTCGTATCTAGCAACTGTTAGCTCTATATCCTTAAATAACTCACGTGCTACAATTTCATATACATTATCAGTTTTAAATGTTTTTAATATCCACTCATCAATATATTTTGTTACGGTTGGATTGATATGTTGAGAGGTTAAATCATCTCCGGTATCTGGATTAACGACACTAGTCCGACCCTCACTTAATATTACCTGAGCTGCTTCCCATATTAATCGCGAGTCCGTATCTTTCATCTCGACTTTGCGTACATCCTTTGATCATCATTAGTTACGAATGAACCTACGTGTGGTAGTTTGTCGTCAGATGGTGATTGTATTTTTTTAAGTATTTCTTTCGCATAATCTAAATCAACATCTCTGCTAGCAAAATCTTCTAACATACTCTTGAATTTCATTAACTGGTGAAAGTCTCTCGAACCATCTTCAGCGGCTTCGGCGATCAGTCGTGTATCTTTGTCTTTCATACTATTATTTAATGTACGTACACAAAAAAGCCGTACACTGGGCACGGCTAATTTGGTTTGTGATTTGGTGCTGGTTAAAATCTTGTGGATCTTACAAAGTGGTAATTGAGAGTAGTAGTGAATGTCACAGGTGCTCCTGTTCCCGCTGCAGTGTAGGTCACTTCTCCGATTTCTTGAGGATAAGCGCCAACAAGCGTAAACTGTGCGACACGCTCTAACTGTGTATCTAATTGTACCAAGTCAACAATCGATGTCTCCTTAGGCATATAGTAGTTACCAGTGCTTGTAGCATCATCAAAGGTGTCCTTACTCCATGTCAACAGAAGATTACGAAGACTGTCTTCGCGATCACTATAGAATGTGAGCGGATATGATCCAGAGTATGAAGCTGCACCAGGAACTTTGAAGTTCAATCCCATGAATGACACATCGTGATTGGCTACAGTACGACCAGGTATACTACCACCTTGGGCATATACTAAGTCGTCCTCAGTTATCGCGAATGCTCCATCTCCACTTTGAATGTTAAGTACTCTAAATTGGAAGTCACGACTGAAATCTCTTTCCTGTGCGACTCTATAGAAATCTGATATTGTTTGTCTTACGTCTGGCATAGCTTTAAATACTTATGGTTAGGACACTAATTCACTGAAGTCTTGACCAGTTCTAGTAGCATAAAAGTTGACTAGAATGAATTCCGCAGCGCGTGTTGGTTTGATATAGATGTCGATAACAAGTTCATTGCGGTCGATTACATCTGGTGAATTGTTTCGTTCGTCACAAACGAGCAAGTAGTCGTACATTCCTTGTGTGTTCTTTACTTCCTCAAAGATTGGACGGAGAACGTTCAACACTTGTGTCCGTGTGAATAATGTGTTCGGTTCGAATACGAAGTATTTGACTGTGTTCATTGTGGCTTTTTGCAAGTACAAGAACAATCTTCTAACATTAATACGATCGAAAGCACTTGGTTTAGCTTGCATGGTCTTCTGACCGAAGATCGCAAATCCTTCATTAGGAAAGTTAGCAACTGGATTCAATCCAATTTTGTATAACTGATCTCTTTCCTTCTGTTTTGGATAAAACGCAAGGTCTTGAATACCACTCACTAATCCTCTAGTGAAACCTGCAGGTGCGATCCATGGATAGAAGTTACTATCTGTATTACCCATCGCAGCTGCTGCAAATCCACTCATCGGTACCCAAACGCCACGGTTAAGTGCTTTGTCGTTCGTGAATCCCCAGTTAGCATAAGTACAGCAATAACTACTGTTCTTGGTACCACCGGTCATCATGTGACGCAACGGCCAGTAGATGTGTTGTGAGAAGTTCACTCCAGCTTCACGTTGTTGGCTTGTTAGAGTCTTGCTGTTTCTACCTTGTACAAAAATGTATCTCAATGGATCGGCAATAAAGATATTGTCTTTTCTTGCGAATTGACTGAAACTCTTGAATGTATCGAAAATTGTGTCGTATTGTGTCAAGTAATTGATTTCACTTCTGTTGTCGATCAACTTGGTTGTGTATAATCCGCTTCCACTTAAACCAGTACTACTGACTACATGGTCTCCAATGTTGAAGAACTCTTCATCATCAAAACTCTCAACTGTACCACCATTTGTACCGACATAAACTGTACCTAAACCACTCTCAATTGTGATATCAATCGGGAACAAGTCAAAATTGTCTGCCAATTCGAAGATACGATCTAATTTTGCCGGAATGTTACCAGTTTCTTTAGCTGCAGCGGCTTGCTTACGATAAACACCGTGAGGATACACGTTATTACCGTGCTTGATTTGAGCTTTTCTAGAAGCTTGTAAATCTTGCCAAGATTTGATGTATAGTCGGTCTTCTTTCTCTTCTTTTCCGTTAAGGAATGCTTGTGCTACTTTGAAATCGTTAACTTCTTGTGTTGTTGCTTCCTGTTGACCTGTATTAAGCTCATCGTAATAACTTACTGATTTGGAAGGTAAAACTCTGATCTTACGTGTTGGGTAACCATTTTCGTCTAACCAATTCCCGGCATCTTTAGAGATACCTTCATTAAACTTCATGTAAAGGTTGTTGCTGTTACTAGCTTCACTCTCGATGAAGTAACTTGTGGCTGTACCGCCTGTAGATTTGAATGCTTCTCGGAAATAATTGACACTACCAATAACACTATCAGCAACGAGGTAATCAAGCTTAGTAGCATCAGGCTCTAGTGTTGATTGACGCACTTTAAATACAGCAAGTGTCAAGACATCACTGAACTCATCAGTATTGAGGTCAAATTCACTCAAGTTTTCTAAAGCTTCACTCATGCTACCATCTAATCCTACTTGTTGTTTGTTTCCGTATTGATCGAAGATGAATCCAGCACTAAGTGAAAATGTTAAACGGCTTTTTGTTCCGGAATCTGGAACGTCAACATAACCGCCAGTTGTTCCACCGAGTTTTTTACTCAATGATTTGAGATGTCCTACTGAATCGAAGTCTGTGGCGGGGTTCAAGTTAGTGTTGTCTGAAATACCGATATAATAACCTTCAAACTTCTCATTGAGAACGAATTTCTTGTCATTCACGATCATCATTCCTGCTCCACCTTTTGTGAGTAGGTCGTTGTAT